TCTTTCCTGGCTTCACTTGAGTGAAGTCACCGGCTTCAAGAATAGTTTCATCAACTAAACCTTCTTGATCCGCATCTTGCCAAACACGAACAATCATTTTGCCCGATTCGACGAAGAATCCGTTCCATTTGTAGCGATGCTCATGTTCGCTACATTTATATCCTGCTTTGTATTCTATTCGATGAAACTCTAGTACACCATTTGCATGGATCAATTCCGTTTGACCCCATATCTTTCCTGCTTTCATTTTCATACCCTTTCCTTATAACAGTTGTGAAAAATCTATTGTTTCACTTTGTCTACTAATGTCTTTTACAAAAAACGCACACATTGGATTGTCTTCATCTGTAATTGGTACGCTTAAAAGCTGACCGTTTTTCATCTTAGGAAAATACCATTTTACATCATTATAAAAATTAGTTATTTTAATAGAACCATATTCTGTTTTAAAACTGGACAATGGATTAAAAAGAAATGCTTCAAAACCTCTATCATTTATAGATGTTAGTGGCAATACTTCTAAATCATTTCCGCAGTAACTATCGCCGACTGCTATGTGCCAGTCTATAGGCATCATTATTTCATTTCCGTTTATTTCCATTACTATTGCAGGAGAATTAAAAGATTCTAAAAATATTAAAGGGACAAAAAAGAAATCTGGTTCTTTTGGGTCGCTATTATCTAATACACTAAATCTTACATCATCTTCAATTTCGTCAGGTAAGTTTGTAAGAGAAAACGGTTTGTTTTCTAAAGTTAAAATTTTCATATATTCCAATCCACTTTTTCTATTGTGAATGGGTATTCTGCGTCCTTATAAAACTTTTTACGTTGAGTAAGGTGCCGCTTCGCAAACTTACAAGTGCTTGTAAGATCCCATATTTGCACGAAGTCTTTGTCCTTTGCCTTTCTTACGCCTCTACCTATACTTTGGATAACTCTTACAAATGACTTGCCAGGCTCAATAAGGACGAGATTAAAAATCCTAGGAATATTGATACCAACAGCAGCCACCCCATATGTTGCGATAACAACATGGTTAGTCCCTTCATTAATTTCGTCATATGCTTCTTTCCTATCTTTTAATTTAACATCGCCTTTCACAAATACTGATCCGGGTATAAGTTCTTGTAACATCTCGCCTGCTGAGATTCTATCTACAAGTATTAGAGTATTGCCTGATTCTTTTACGTTGTTTAATAATTTGCCTATGTATTCTACTCGTTCTTTATTTGTTACTAGATATTTTAATTCTGATTGATAATCTCTATGTACCTGTGTATCTACTAGTTGTACTATATTAACATGACAATTAGATAATACGCCTTTGTCTTGTAATTCCTTTGCTGTAATGCTTCCTATAACTGGACCTAGTGAAGCATGAATCGATTCAAACTCAAAACGTTCTTTAGGTACTGTGCCAGTTAGTCCCCAACGAATAGGAGCATTGCGTAGGTTGCGAGTAAGCAGATTCTTGAGAACTTCTGCTTTTGCTTGGTGTACTTCGTCGACAATAATAGTGCTAACACCTTCCAAGAACTCTGCTAGGCTTAGTACAGCCGCGCCGTCTTTATGCCGCTTGTCAAGTATATTCAAACTTTGCCAAGTACATATGGTGTGAGTCTTACCTAGTTCCTTTCTGTCTCCGAAGTACACCCCTACGTCTAACCCACAATTGATATAGTCTTCTTCTGTTTGTGTAACAAGTGATTTGTTAGGCACAATTACAAGACTACGTCCGTACGGCTCACTAATATGTGACAGTGTTGCAGTTGTAATTGTTTTACCTGCGCCTGTTGCAATTTCTTGCAAGCTCTGTGGGTTTTGTAGAAAGTTGTTAATAGCTTCGACTTGATAGTCACGTAGTATAATTTCTTCGCCTTCTGCCGGATGACCCTTTGGCCATACAACACCTTGATCGGCCCAATAACGTTCTGTAATAGGTTGTAGATCTAATTTAATTGGATGACGTCTATCTTCAATGTCTACAATCGAGACACGATTTTTTTCAAGTACTTCGACAATAGTATCAAGATGGTTAACGTAGCCAGTGCCGCCAATCCCAAAGAAAGCAACTTTGCCATCCCAACGCCCGAGCTTATACTGAGGCATATATCGTGCGTAAGGCACTTCGAATTTGAGAGCATTCGCCAGTTTTCTCCGTACGTCAACTTCTAGTCCTTCTAGTTTGATGTTTACTTCATCTTCAATTATTAGTTTACAACTAGCCATTAAATTTTTTCTATCCTTTGCAATTCGAATGCATATGTAGATTTATCATCTTTACGGTAGTGTACCACCAAGTCATTATCATTTATATAATACTGATACTTAGATCTTTGCATTGCCATTCTATCTCCTAACACAATTACTACACGTGGTTTCCAGTGAGTTTTTAATAATGTTTTTGGAAATTTATCTATGCTAGTATACACTATTTTTGGATTTGTGTCAAGACTAGCATTAAGAGAATTTTCTTTAATATATGCGTTGAACGCTTCTTCGTCTTTGTTTTTGTTTTCTTTTCTGTATAGAACAGAAAAACTGTTTCTAGGTAAAATATTTTTTAAGCTATTATAAGATTCTACTAAATTATCAAAATCGTTTGTACTATCTAATATAAAAAGTATAGGTAATCTATACAGTTCTAACATTGATTCTATAAGATTATCAAGTGTATAATTTGTTTTGTTGACAAGTATTTCTTTTTTTGTTCTGGTAATAATTTTTTTTGATAATATAGACAAAGATTGATATGATTTTTCTAAATCAGTATCGTCGAAATGTTCTAGGCCGTATAATTGTTTTCTATCCCTTAACAGTGCTAAGTTGTCTATAGAAGGAGATCCTATATCAGAAATTATGTAATCGATTGCATTTTTATTTAAATTTCTTAATTTTAAATTATATACTCCAGGAATATATGATGATTTATTATTATTCATATTTTCGCAAACCTCATAAATTTGTTGGACTTTGTCGTCCATATCAAAATTTTTATCTTTTAATATATTAACTATTGTAAATAAATTTCTTTCACTATAAGAGTAGTAATGTATTTTATTTTCTTTGTCATAATGACTTTCTATACCTTCTGACCTCAATCCTTCAAGTGCAGTAATTAATTTTTTATTAAAAACAAATCTTACAGCGATAAAAGGTCCGCTCGATGCTTCATAAACTATATTAGGTAAACTGTCTACTATTTTAATCCATCTAGATCTGTCTATCTCTCTAATAGGGTTACGTAATCGATCTAAGTTGTCAGACACTTGTATATTATTAGTGACAAACAAATCTTTATACTCTAAAACTTTCTTTTTAACTAGATCCATTTGTCTATCTGTAAATCCTATACCATTTATACTTTGTCTTGCTAGGCTATGTATTAGGTTATAATCAGATTTGGATACAACAAAATCTCCAGAAAACTCTTCTGTTCTAAAATTAGCTAAAATTTCTATGTAATCTTCTAGTGTTAACATACATATACTATAACAAATTATAGCATAGAAGTCAAGCGTTTAAGTGGCAAACCTGAAGAAATTTCTTCAACTGTAAATTCTGTCCAGGCATAGTCATTTAACCATTGTTGTCTATCTGGCATATATGGATTTTCTATATCATGTAAGAAATCTATGTCATTAGCGGCGTCATACGCTAACGATGCGGGCCCTACAAACGCTGGAACACCGTTTAGTATGCTGTGTATACCCGGGTTACTAGAGTAGCTTATAGTAGTCCATACATTATTAAATGCCATATCAAAATCATCATAACTACCTATAATTTTTATAGGATCTTGTCTCCGCACATTACGGTATTGGTGTTCTATAGCATCAAGCCTACAACGGGGATGTGGTCTAAAAACAATAGGTCTATTAGTATGTTTCTGTACTTCTTCAATAGTATCCATAATCCATTGGCTCATGCGTGGCATGTTTTGCCACTGTAGACTTTTGTCATGCTGTCCACATATTAAAATAAAATCGCCGGTTGTCCGCCAAGGTTTACAAACCAATCCCAAGCTATCAGCGCGAGTGCGATCATTGCCGCTATCACCAAAGTAAGCAGTTCTATTAATTCCATTTAACCCTACCTTCCATGTTGTTCCTCGTTTAATACCGCCAACTTCTAGCACTATAGTTGGTTTTGAACTTTTTAAATTTTTCTCCCATATAGCTTTGTTCGGAGCCATTCTACCGTGAAATAGTACACTCCATATAACATCAACATCGGCATCGCCATTATCCACAGTATCAAAGCCAAGAGAACGAGCGCCATATCTAAAAGCATCAAAAACAGGAGTACTATTGAGTGCGCCATATTGTGTCCATAAACTAAATTTCATCATTAAATACCTTACTATATTTACAAAGGATTAAAAATGACAGACATAACTGTGGTAACAACTTTCCATAAACCTGGTTTAGATTTATATGGGCAGAGATTTTTAGACAGCTTTGCAAAGCGTGTAGACAAGCGTATCAAACTATTAGTGTATGCAGAAGATTGTTCTCCAGTTGTTGATCCTTTGTGTGAAAATATCAAAGTTTTAAATGCTAAAGAAGTATTACCAAAACTTAATGCATTTAAAGAACGTTGGAAAAATGTTCCACATGCAAACGGCAATATAGCAAATCATCCTGCACGTCAAGGACGTAAAGATTGGAACAAAGAGTTTAAATGGGATGCTGTAAGATTTGCAAACAAGGTATATGCAGTGTTCGATGCTTGTGAAAGGTCTAAAGATTGGTGTGTATGGATGGATGCTGATACTTATGTACACAGCGACTGGAGTTATGATCAGTTTAAAGAACTATTACCAGAAACAAGCTGGATTACATATGTAGGACGTGGTAAAGGATCACAAACTTGGCCAGAATGCGGCTTTTATGGTATGAATCTAAAAGACGAAGTTTGCAAGCGATTTTTACAAGAATTTGAACGCATGTACGAAGATGCAGATAACGGAATGTTTAAATTAGTCGAATGGCATGACAGTTTTATATTCGGCCATATAGTAAACAAGATGAAACTTAAAACACCTAACGTATTAGATTATAGTGCAGAAATGTACTTGCGTGAAGCCAAGACAGGCGGTGGCGGACATCCGTTGATCAATACTAAACTAGGTAAATGGATAGACCATATGAAGGGTAACCGTAAAGTGGCAGGCAAATCTAAAAGATCTGATATAATGGTTAACCGTTCGGAATCATATTGGACTAGTTAATTTTTATAATGTTTTACTGTTAGATTTTTAGTAAAATCTTCGACTAGACTTTTGCCATCTCCAGGCCATGCAATTCTACGTTGTTTAGGAATTTTACTACCATAATGTACAAATCCTACATCGTACGTATGAAACCCTGATCCCCAATCTATATTCATAATTTTATAAGAAGGCCACTTGTCAAACAAACTTTCAACTGCTATTCCGTCATAACTTTTTCGTAAATTAAATATCTCTCCAGAATTCCATATATTTTCATACTCGTCTATTAGCTGATGAAGTTGTGGATGTTTCATGTTTAAAACTATCATTCCGCTGTCATGCAATCTACTTTGAGATCTTCCTGTAGCCCATACATGTCCACTTTCAACAAATTGATCCATTTGATTTTCCCAAGCAATTTGATCAAAATCTAAAACTTCTATATCAGTATCTAATAACGCAACAAAATCACAATTTGTTAAATTCCTTACTGCCCAAACTTGGCTTTGCATTTTACGCCAAAAGTTATTTGTCTTTTTACGTTCTCTTTGTATTTTCCAAAAACCGCTTTCGTAGTTGCCTACTTCTGCCCAATTAACAATATTTAAAAAATTATAGTTTATTAGATTACTATCATGCACTATGTATTTTTTACCTGGTAATTTTTCCCAGCTGGGCACACAATATTTTGCTATGCCTTCCCAATAAACAGCATCTGCTAAACCTGACCATTTTATTTTCATACGAATTTCCTTATGTGTTCCCAAGCCTCTCCCGAAGATGTTTCGGAAAATTTCCAATGACTCATCGCAAGTCTTTCTAGCCAATCTTGCCTTTTGAATATTTCCGGATTTTCTATTTTTGATATATCTGTGTTTGCTACAGGAAAAGCCTGGCTAATTGCAGGATTAGGATCTAAAACAAAAACAGGAATACCTTCTATAGCACTTGCTACCCCAGGACTACTATTGTATGTAACAGTTGCCCATGCATTTTTAAAATCATCAACAATGCTATTAGAAACGCTTAGGTTATACCCTTTGTTCGCAAGATATTCTTTTGCACGTTTATCACCCGGATGCCCCCTTACCAAAATAGGTCTGTCTGTGTGTTGTTTTATAATATCTATTGTTTGATCTAACCATTGCACAACATCAGTACCCTGCATGCTCCAGCCACCGTTGCGTTGAGTTGCAATTAAAATATGGTTTCCTTTGGTGCGCCATTCTTTAGGTCTGACTCCTAAATCTTGAGATATTTTCCTCCATCTTTCAGGATCAACTATTCTGTCAAAATAATTTCCAGTAGTAGGAAAAACTCCATCAAAACTATATCTCAAGTACTGTAACGAATGATCTTTGCCCACTTTGTAATTAAACAAGTTACTGTCAACAATTAACGATTTTCTTTGATTTTGTTTTTGATAATCTATGGCTTTTTTCCTAAGCATTAAATGAGGAACTCTTTCGCTGCCGGCATGTACAAACCCTTGTATCATTGCTACATCTGCTGGAACAAGATTGTTTGAAAAATGCAACGATCCAACGTCTCCTTTTTTGTTAACCCCATTTATAAAGTTTCGCAAAATATTAATTTTGTTTTGATTTTTTTTAGGATTAGGAACTCCATTCATGTATGCTGTTACTTTATACTTCATTTTAACGTGTCTCTAATTTCATCAAAATATTTTTGGTTAAGTGCAACACACTCATCTATAGCAGAAGGGTATATCTCACATTGTTCTGCAAGTTCGTGTACAGGAAAGTATCCTTTAGGTGCAAAAATAGGATTATGTTTTAAATAATAAAATTTACTACTCCATGCTTCAACTACAATAACTTTTTTCTTTAGTAGCGTCCCCCAATATGCACCATGATAACTGTTTGTAATAATAGTATTAGCACTTCCTAAAAGTTCTGCTACTTGTTCGATATTTGCTCCACTGTTTATAAATCTAGGAATCGACATGGTGGCAAATTCTGTACTTTTAACAAGTTGCTTTTTGTGCTCAAACCATATAATATCATTTTTTATTGCATACTTTTTCCTAAATGCAGGATGCATACAACTTGCACAAGGAACATAATCATATTGTTGTTTATAATCTCGCACAGCAACTTTATCAAACATACTAAGGATTGACGGATATTCTATAAATTTTACTCTCTTTGTAGTGTCTTGATTATGTCCTGCACCCCATATATACCTCGGTGCTGTAACTTTTGTAGCTAGTTTTTGTTTGTACGAGTTTACCAGAGAATGTAGGTCTGCCATAAACTTTTGTTGCAAATCTTGGTGATTTGGATCCGAAGCAGTCCAAGCATTGTTTACTAGGTTTGCTAATTGATTATAATCATTATGCGATAATAATTTATATAAATTATCTCCTATAAAATCATTGCCCAGCAAACCTCCCCCTCCTACAACAATAGGCTGGTCACTATTCCATCTTGCTATTGGCAGATCAAGTATATCTATTGTATCATACTGTCCGGGTATAAAATATTGTAAAGGATCACTTGCTATATCACCAACATTATTTTCGTCTTTTCTATATACTACTATCGGCCTTGCCATTATGTCTCCTTCATTAGCATTTTATATGCTGTTCCGTCTTTAAATTCGTTTACATGAAATTGCCCGTATGCTAAATGGCAAGCCCATTTATATATTTTATCTTTGTCTTGTAATGTAGGGTTTTCGATCAGGCTTAGATCTTTATCACATACAGGATCTGCTGCCGTCGGCGCTAGTGTAAATGACGGGACGCCGTACAGTACACTTTCTACTGCTGCTATGCTCTGATATGTAACCATTGCATGACAATTTTCTAAATCTTCAAATATAGTCTTTGTTAATCTGTTAGGTCTAGGTTGTTTGTCTCTTATAACTATAGGTCTATCTGTATATTTTTTTATTTCTATTATAGTATCTGCTACCCAAGTATCTCTATCTATACCATAAAATTTACAAGGCTTTTCGGAAGGTGTAACAAGCAGAATATGGCGTCCTTTTTTTAAAGGCATGATAGGATACTTTAACCTTTTCCATCTGTCATCTGGCCTATTAATTATTTTTCCGTGCTGCACATCATTTTTTACAATTCGATGATAATATTTCCAACCCATAGGATTATCATCAGATTTATAGTTGCCAATATAACCACTATCCATATAATAGAATGTATGATTGTTTTTTAAACACCAGTCGATAAGTTTACGTTTACCCATGCTTCTTATAAGAATGGTGTTGTCGCCAAAATCATAATCATAATCTTCGACTTGTAATCCTGCCCCAAATGCAAATTTATTTACATAATCGTCAGTTTTGTTTTTACTTAAACATATCATAAAGTTCTTGTTTCCAAAGTTCGTTAAACTCACAGTCTCTGTAGTTTTCAAACCACGGTCCGCCTTCTGTATAATGGATTAGATTGGGTGTATCAATGTCATCGTAAACACCGACAAGATAATTCCAAGTGTGATCCAATTCTCCAATTTCTTCATCTTTTAACCAACTAAATCTGTGCAAGTATGCACCGTTAATTTCTGGACTATTAACTAGGTCCATTGTAAGTGCAGCATTGCTAGGATGCGCACAATTAAACAGCATTACACTTGACCAATTCTTACGTGGATAGATAGTTTGTTTTTGCCCATCCATCTTTGTGCCTTCTTTTGGTGTATAATCGTGTTTCACACACATTACAGCATACTTGTCGTCTGCTTGGTCAAACAACTCTTTAATATCTGTTGTAAGGATCATATCACAATCCATAAACAACGCCCAGCCAGTAAAGTTTGTAAGTTCTGGAATAAGAAAACGTGTAAATGTAAATTCGGTGCTTGCAAGTTTATCTAAACTACGTGTATACCAGCCTGCGTCACGTAGCTCTTGCTGCTTTAAAGGGCGCACATCTGCTAGTGGTTGCTTGTTTAAAATACTGTGCTTGCAAACTTGGTATGCAATATCTTCTCTTGTGTCATAACCTACAAATATTTTCATTAATCTCTTCTTTCAATATCTTCTTCTTCACAAAGTTCCCCAAACTGCACTTCGAGTATGTGAGTGTGCTTATCGGTATCATTCATGGCTTTGTGCCAAACATTATTACCGATAATTACATTATGATTTTTTTCTAATCTAACTCCATTTTTTCCTCTATCATCTTCTAGAGCTATTGTAACTTCGTTATCTAACACATACCAATGTTCGTTTCTATACTTGTGTCGTTGGTCACTAAGATGTTTACCTGGAGCAATTACCAGTTCTTTTACTTTGTATCCCTTGTCTGGCTGATGATCTAATACTCTGTACCAACCCCATGATCTTATAGTTTTTGGATTTTTCCATTCTTCTAGTATCCAACTAGAAGAATTTTTTTTATCTTCGCCACCTACTCCCCAGACAAATTCTACATAATTCATATCGCCATATGTTTCATATTCTGGAGTAGTTGTATTTGTTCTATCCCCGCCATTGGCGAAAATTATCTTTGTACCAGATGGTGTTGTACTTAAAACTTTAAAAATAGCTCCACAAGCACTGCCATCTGAGTCATCGAAGCTTATGACTTTATCGACCACTGCAAGTTCTTTAATTATCGCAGCACGTTCTTCTATAGGCATAAACGGACGTCCTTTTTTGCGAGTAAGCCATTCGTCGCTATTTAAACCTACGATTAATTTAGATCCTAGTTTTTTTGCTTCCTTAAAATATTCTATATGTCCACTATGGAGAGGATCGAAACCACCAGTGACTAAAACAACTCTATCTTTCATGTAGATATTTATGTGCGCACTTAACTACGTAAACTTTTTTATGGTCCTAATTTGTTTTGGAGAAAGAGTAAATTTAGAAATTGCGAAATTATAATTATGATCTAAAATATCTGTATCATATACTATATCTTTTGCAAGGATGTCATTATCCCATACAAAAATACTATCACCTGTAAAACTTTTACTAAGAGGAGTTTCTCTAAAGTTTACAGGAATAACTTTAGACATTAAACATTCTATATATCTGTATGTCCATAGTGCATCCATATCTCCCTTCCATCCGGGCTGATGCGGACATAGACCATATTGACTTTTTGCAAGCCCTGTAAAGTATTCTGTATTATATTTGTCTTTTTTTGCAATTACACGGCCGTCGTCGCTCCAAACAACCTTACAGTCATCTCGTTTGATAAAATCTTGTAAAAGAGTTTCTCTAGAAGATCCTTTACCTATGTGCCCATTAAAGTAAAATTTATATTCCTTTTTTAGTGTGTGCAATTTGCTAGTATGCTTCAACCATTTTTTCGGAAAAATTATTGGTAATTCTACACCGTTTACATATGATATACCTTTGTCATGATTTATTTTAATTTCACAATTTCTAGATTCTATATCTGCTTCTTGTAACGCTAGATTTAAGATAATAGATTGTTTTAAATTGCTAGGATTTTTTCCAGTAAGTTTTGCTTTATCTTTTACCATAATAATCCTTTACTAATGCTAATCCTTTGTTGATATCATTTTTATATGTCCATCCTAATTTGTTTAGGAACTTTGTATTTGCAGACATAATCATTTCTTCATTTTCTCTCATAGGTACTTTGCCAAACTCAAGGGCACTGCTTGATTTTGTTATTTCTTTAATTTTTGTTATTGCATCTTTTAACTGTGTAGTAACACCTGTGCCTACATCTATGTTTTCAAAATCTAGTAATGTATTGCGTTTTTCAATTACAGTTTTAAATGCTGTTATAACATCGTCTATATAGATAAAGTCTCTTTGTTGTGTTCCTTCAGTTAATGCTAAGTCTTTATTTGTAAAACAATTTTCAAAAACATAGGAAATAAAATTATTTGTAGCACCTGGGCCATAAAAATGTTGTAGATTCATATTAAGGAATTGTAATTGATCACTAGAAGCAAACTTGCCGTATTCAACAAATTGACCTTTACTTATAGAATATAAATTTGTGTTAAATTTTAAAGAAGTACCACAGTTTATAAATGTAACCCGTTTGTCTAATTTTTTGCATTCCGAAAGTACTTCTATACCGCAATTAAGATTGGACTGATATATTTGGTTAGGAGATTCTCCGTTGCGACCATAAGAACAAATAGTATGTACAACAACATCAGGATTAAATTGTTGGATAAAATTAACTTCGGTTTTTCTAGTGTAATGTCCGATAGCATTACCTGTAAGAAACAGACTTTTAGATATAGCTTTTCCTAAATATCCATTGCTTCCTGTGATTAATACTTTCATGTATGTTCTGCTATAAATTGATCAATAGTATTATGTAAACGTTCAAACATTTCGTCTGTCATTCCGTGGTGTAACGGCAAAAGCACAGCACGTTCCATAACAGCATCTGCATTAGGATATCCTGCTTTGTGTTTACGCATTGTAATCCCTTGTGCCATTGGCTGCCGTAAAACATTACCTGTGAAACAAACTCTTGTTTGTATATCTCTTTTTTCTAAGTAAATTTGAAATTGCTTACGTGTAAACGGAGCATCTTCTTTAATTAAAATTGGAAATGCTAACCAGCCTGTAGTAACATCTTGAGCTTCGACTGGATTTACAAAATAATCTCTATATTTTGAAAAGTAATTAATTTGTTTATGATAATTTGTTCTTCTTACATCGATATTATTTTTTAAATTTTCTAGTTGTACTAGTCCAAAGGCTGCTCCCATTTCGTTACCTTCTAGATTGTAGCCCGGAATGGCGAAAACAAATTTCGCATCGTATTCTAGTCCATCTAATTCTATATTAAATCTATTCTCTATTGCTTCACTTGCTTCGTCAAATAAACTACTACTTCTACCCCAACTACGTAGAAGTTTTGCTTTTTCAATAACCTTTTCATCGTTTAAACATAAGGCACCGCCGTTTCCTGCACAATTAATAATATGAGAACCGTAGAAACTTGTAATACTCATATCACTATACTTTCCTATATTTTCACCATCTACAGTTGCTCCTAACGTATCAGCACTATCATGTAAAACTTTTAATCCATGCTTGTCTGCAATTTCTCTTATCCTACGCCAGTCGCAAACATTACCTAATAAATCTGGTGCTAGGATAGCAACGGTTTTTTCTGTAATCATAGATTCTATTTTACTAGCATCAATACAATATGTTCTTGGTTCTACATCAACAAATGCAGGAATTAACTTATTTTTTAAAATACATGATAATGTTGTACCAAAAGTTAATGCCGGTGTAATTACTTCGCTACCTTCTGGAAAATCAAATGCCTCCATGCCTATGTGTAACGCACTAGATCCACTGTTCACATATAAGCATTCTTTTTTGTCGAATAAATCTGCAATTTGTTTTTCAAACTGTCTACTATGGACACCCATTTGAGTAGATTGTTCTAAACATTTTACGACAGCATCTATTTCTGCTTGTCCGTATACTGTCTTTGCGTATGATATTTTTTCAACCATTTGTTTCTCCGTTCATAAATTTTTCTATTTGCATTATAGAAACTTTTCTCATATCTTCACCTTTTAGCCAGGCTTTGTGCCATTCTATTGTAGCATTAAGTGCTTGTTCTAACCGCCATCTAGGCCGCCAGTTTAAGTAGGTCTTTGCTTTACTAATATCTAATTTTAGATAATGAGCTTCGTGTAAATGTTCTTGTTTATCATGAGTCCAAGTTACATTGTTCCCCCATTTAGAGGTCATATAATTTAATATGTCTTTAACAGGCTTTGCATCTTCATCAAACGGACCAAAATTCCAGCCGTCGGCAAATTCTTTGTTATTGTAAAGGTTTTCTGCTAATACCATATATCCAGATAATGGTTCTAATACATGCTGCCAAGGTCTAATAGCATCAGGATACCGCACTATTAGTTCTTCATTTTTGCCAAAAGCCTTTAGCGCATCTGGTACAATTCTATCCTGTGCCCAGTCTCCGCCTCCTATTACATTGCCTGCTCTTGCTGATGCAAGTGGCAAATTAAAACTTCTTCTGTACGCACTTGTTAAAAGTTCTGAGCAACCTTTACTACTACTGTAAGGATCGTAACCCCCCATAGGCTCGTTTTCCCTATATGGATAGGGCCATTCTTTATTTTCGTAGCATTTATCTGTTGTTATATTAACAATTGCCTTTACACTATTACATTGTCTTGCTGCATCTAATACATTTAATGTGCCCATGACATTTGTTTCATATGTAGTAAAAGGATCTTTGTAAGATTCTATTACCAAAGGTTGAGCTGCTAAGTGGAAAATTATTTCAGGTTGAAATGTATTAACAATTCTAAAAATAGCATCTCTATTTCTTGTGTCGTCCAGTATGGACAACATTTGACTACTCACTTTTGACTCTGTAAAATTATTAGGGGTAGTAGGAGCGTCTAAACTATATCCACATACTTCTGCATTTAAAAACTGTAACCATGTACACAACCAGCTACCTTTAAATCCTGTATGTCCGGTTATTAAAACTTTTTTATTTTTCCAAAAATCTGCATTCATTACCAGATCCTCCAAGGTGCTTCTTCACCTTTCCATAGTTTTTCTAATGCATTTTTGTCAGGAAGCGAATCCATAGGCCTCCAAAAACCTGTATGTTTGTATGCCATGACCTGTCCTTCAGACGTTAATTTATGAAGAGGATTTTCTTCCCATGTAGTAGTATCGTCGTCTATGTAATCTAAAACTTGAGGAGATAAAACAAAAAATCCTGCATTTATCATTGCTCCATCGCCTTCTGGTTTTTCTTGAAACTTAGTTATCTTGTCCCCAGTTATCTCTAAATTACCAAATCTTCCAGGGGCATAAGCTGTTGTCATAGTAACTAATTTTTTGTGTGTTTTATGGAATTCTATAGACTTGGTTATATCTACATTCCCTACACCATCGCCATATGTAAAGCAAAACGCTTCTTCGTCTTTAATATGTTCTTTAACTCGTTTTAGTCGGCCACCAGTCATAGAATCTTCGCCTGTTTCTACAAGATTAATATTCCAGTCTTCTAATTGGTTATTGTAAAATCTTACATTGCCTGATTTTGTGTTTACTTCTACATCGGAATTTTTTGCAGCATAGTTAATAAAATAATCTTTTATAATATTACTTTTGTATCCACAGCAGACAACAAAATCATTTATTCCGTGTGCAGAGTAAATTTTCATAATATGCCAAAGAATAGGTTTACCTCCTATTTCAACCATCGGTTTAGGACGCATATTAGTTTCTTCATGTAAGCGTGTACCAAGTCCTCCGGCTAATATTACAACCTTCATAAATTTGCAATTTCCTCTAAAATCTCTTCAATAGTAGTTATGTTAATATTGTTTGGTAAACAAAATTTAGGAGAATCGTAAGAACTTACTTCGCAATTAAGATTAACACTTGCGAAATAATCTTCGAATTTAACATTATCACCTTTTAAATTATTATGTGATCTGGCCCAGGCAGCAGGTATTCCATAAGCATGTGCTACAATTAATCCATGAAGACTACTTGAGACGATAAACTCTGATTCTAAAATTTTATCTACAACTCTTTTATAATCACTTGTTCTTAAGTTGATAACATTTTCATATTTTTGTGATATTTCTGCGAAATCTACATTATGAGGCACATAACTTATTTTATGTTTTTTTGTAATTGTAGGGTTATAAATTTTTGGTAGTAATAATGCAGGATCACCAAATACTGCTGGACAGTTGCCTCCTAATCTGTTAACATGATGCTGTGTATGAGGACCGCGGACAAATCTCCAATTGGCTCCAGGAGTAATCCTGTCTCCTTTAGAAATTATACCGCTTCCAATTACAGTAGTGTTGACTCCGGCACGCCTAGCAATACTGCCAACACAAATTAATGTGGCATTTACATAATTTGGTTCAAATTTATATTTTATTTTATAATGGTCTAAAATGTGCGGAGTGAGTATGTCACCAAAATTTCCTTGAGCTTTTTCACTGCCTAACCACCATGCGTTAAATATCATAAAGTTGCATCTTCCATTCCTGCTACACGAAGCTTTACAACATTAGTTATCTGCCATTGCTTCTGGTCCAGGGCCTTTAAGACTCCTAACCATTTGTTGCGCAGAAGTGCAAATTCATTGATAATTTTTTCATAATCAACAACGTCTGCCTCGCCGTCAACGTATTTTTCAACATCACGGCTTGACAGAGCTCGTTGATAATTTTCAAGATATTTTTTGAAGAAAGAGCTACGCAATCTACGTAGCTCAATATTCAAATAGTTTAAGATTGCTTCAATTTCTTGAAGCTGATTAAAACGATGTTCAACAATGCCTGGCATAGCAGCCGCACTTTTTTCAACATTACCTACAAGTTTACACTCTTGTTTTGCTTGTCTAAGTTCGTTTTCAAAAAATGCAACTGCATCAGGAATTTTAGAAATATCTCTAGATACTTCACTATACCATCCCATTACTCATCCCAATCGTCTATTTCGTCGTCGAATTTATCAACATCATCCAAATCCAAAAAGTAATTAATAGCATTATCTAAATGCGGGTCTGCGCCTAATGCCGAGATTAAGGTATCGTCGCCTACTCCGTAATCTGCCATTAAATCGATAAAACGTTCTGCGGCAATTTCTATATTTTTCTTATCTAAATATTCTTTAAAAAGTTGCCAGATTTCGGTGACATGACTTTCGTCCATATGTTACTCCTCGATAGATTCTAAAACAGTTGCTTCCTCGTCAACCTCAGCGATATTTACCATAGAAGCTTCTTTTACGAGGTAATCTGACATAACCTTATCGAGTAGTTCACCTGTCCAGTTTTTACGGTATTCAAGCAGTTCTTCACCATCAGTAGTAACATACTTCAAACGGTTGCCGCTCTTTTCAATTACACCTTTGCCTTCAAACAATTCAAGCAAGCCGCTATATGGATTCATACCTGTTTCGTATGGAATCTTAACTTGTACACCTTCAAACGGTTTAGCATAACGTGTTTTCATAACCTTACAAGCGGCTCGAATACCACGCACTTCACTAATCTTATTACCGTCTTCATCTTCTTTTAGTTTCAACTTCTTCATTGCAACTACAATAGATGATGCATAGATAAAGCCTTGACCGCCTGAAATTTTATCGTCTGGATCAAACATATCTTGCGATGCGTATGTATGATTAGTTGCTACTAAGCCTACATTGTGACTACCAAACATGTTAACAGTGTTACGAACAAGTGCAGTTAGTGCTTTAGGCTTACGACCCATATCGCCTTTCATATCACCCTTGTTAAACTGATCAACATCGGTTGGTGTTAACAACATACCTAGCGAGTCGACTACAAACAGTACCTTAGGACGTTCTTCTTCCGCCATTGCTTTGTAGTCTGTCATAAACGTACTAATAGTCTTAGCAACATCATCAATCATTGACATGTTAAGTTTTAGTAGTTTATCTTCTGAAGTATCTACATCAAGTGCTTGTAGCCACGCTTCGTCAAGTGCGTTCTCTGAGTCAATAAGAACTACAAAGATACCTTGATCTTGTGCGCTCTTTACAATGTTACCTGAACAAATATATGATTTACCTGCACCGGACTCGCCAGCAAATACACTTACTTTGCCTAGCGGAACGCCTTTATTCCAATCACCCGAAATAAGATAATTGAGTGCATAGTTACCTGTGCTAATCCAATCAGTAGGATCGTTAAATCCTGCACTCATACCTGAAATAGATTTTGTTAATGCAGTCCGAAACTTGGTCGGATCAAATGCCTTAGTCGCCATAATATCTCCTAATCTAAAAAGCAAAATGGGGGATTGCTCCCCCACTAGTTATCACTGTCCTTGACGTGCGCGGATCATTGCAAGAATGTCTTGCGCATTGCCACCTTCTGCAGGAGCCGCTTCAGCTGCTGGTGCTGGAGTTGGCTCTGGTGCTGCCTCTGCTACAGGAGCAGGTGCTGCCTCAGGTGCTGGCGCTGGTGTTGGTGCAGGTGTGCTTGCAGCCGGAGCAACTGGATCGCCTGTTGCTGCACTCATGCCCGCTGGACGGAAGTATTGTCCCCAACGATCCATGTCAAATGCTTCACCGTCTACTGACGCTTCAAACATTTCTTGCATGACCTTAAGTTCTACTTCACCTGGCTTTTTAGGTAGGAAGTCATTTAGATTAAACAAGCCGTGTGTATTAACAGCCTGCATTTCAGCATCATTTAGTGGACGCTCTCTACGTGCCCAGTTAGATGTTGAGTAGTCTGCGTATCCGCCTTTTGAAGTTTTATTAAGACGGAAGTCTACACCTGCTGTGTAATCTGTTGGCAATTCTTCCATGTCTGGATCCATAAGAGCCTGTTTGATGATCTGGAAGATTTGAGGACCAATAATAAATCTACGGATTGGATTATCCGGAGTAGTGTCCTCGCTTAGTGGATTGTCCACAACAAAACCTTGAAAAATATAAGAACGTTTTTTCCAATACTTACGACCCATATCTTCTAGACTTGGATCTTTAAACCAACCACGTACTTCATTAAGAATATTACATGTCTCGCCATACATTTCCATACATGGAATTTGTACTTGTACTGGACGTGAGTCGGTTTGACCTTTGACTCCTGCAAATGGTAGTTTAATTACCAAACGCTCTTGCCAAAAGAATGTGTTGTCTGCATTGCCATCAGGAAGGAAACGTAGCGTTGCGCTATCGCCTTCTTTAATATTCCAAAATGGGTAAATGCTGTTATCACCGCCGCCTGAGCTGTTACCGCTTGTGCGTGATTCTTGTTCTTTGAGCTTTGCTCGGATTTCTGCTAATGATGCCATAGTTATGCCTCCTTTATATGCCTATGTTCTATGTGCCTAATTTTGTATAGCACATTATATACTATACAATAATATTTATCTTCTGTCAACCTTTTTTGACAAAGAATTTCAAGAATTTAGCCAATCTTTACAGACCGGCTAATCTCATGATGTCGTTTTGTTCTTGTGATTCGCCTTGTGCGCTTATACTTGCAATATCTTTTTTAACAAAATCCATAATAAATTTGGCTTCGTTGCTGGCAATCTGATTGTTTAATCTTCTTAATGCATTTTGGTCGCCTTGTCTTATTCTCTGAATATTTTTTATCATTTGCATTGCATTATATGTAGTGGTTTCGCCGCCGCCTGCTTTTTTAATCTCTCTGCCTAATCCATCCAACTCTTGATAAATGTCTAATAAAGCCTCTATAGCAGGGTACCCTGCAAGGGTACCTCCTTGTATAAATGAGTTTGGATCTTTTGCTGCTTGTGGAGCAACTTTAGCGTATTGATTTGCTAATTCTTGAGCTTTGTTTTGAAAGTTTGAAGTTGTCCATCCTTGTTTAGCACCTTGAATGCCGCCACTGACTGCACCTTTGACAGCGTCCCAAACACCTTCTTCCACATCATCTTCTGCAAGCTCAGGATCTCTATAACCGTTAAATTCTTCAAACTTTGCATTGATTGCTTCAATAAACGCTTTTGCAGGATTGATGTACTGTTCGCCGTAGTCTTTTTCTATTGCTGTTAGTACTGCTGTTTCGCCTTTTGGAAACTGTCCTGTATGGCGATCATACATTGATAAAACAAATTCTGTTACCGGAACGTCTCTTTTGCTCTCATCCATTTTTTTGTTCTTTTCGTAGCAATTACAATGTTTACAATCTGGACCGCAAGAGCATTCTGTGACAGGCTTGCCGCAGCATGCTTCTGGACACATTTCAACTTTGCTTTCACTAAATTGACCCATTGCCATTAACTTACCTAGCATTTTTTTATCGCCTTCGGCTTTGGCTTGTTTTATTAATTTTTCCCAAGTTTCTCTATTTGGGATTTGTAATGTTTTTGACCATTCGTCGTCAGTAGGTGTTAATGTTTCACCAAATTGACCCATTAGCTCTTCAAATGTATTTTCAATAGAATGTTCAAATGCACCATGTGGCAACCCTCTAGTTATAGGTTCGCCCGTCATAGGATCTCCTCCTACTGCACCAGTCACCCAAGGAATTTGTAACTCCATCCCGGGCTGTATCATTGCTGGATCTTCAATACCATTGTCGTCTGCAATCATCTGTACAGCATCATTTACACTCATACCTTGCATTTCATACTTTACCATTTCTCTAGCAATGCTATACAAAGTATCGCCTTGTTTTACAGTATATGTTTCTCTGTGATCTTCGTCTAAAAATGATTCTGCTGTTAACTCTTTTGCACGAGTTGTTTCGCTTACCAAGCGGTATACGAAAGGAAACACATCTTTTAATTCTTCATTAAACTGACGTATTGTAAGTTGATCTATCCAATTTTCTGCTACGTCTGTTGGAACTTCTGTTACTTCTTGTAGTTCAAAATTTTCAAAAGTATTTTTATAAAAGGATTCTTTTTGAAGATGTTGCACTGTTTTCTTTAGTTCTTCTATTCTTTCATTGACCGGACGAACATATGAAGAAAGACCTTCAGCCATTACACTAGAACGATTCATGTATGACTTAAATTTTTTCAAACTAATTAATTCTTCGCTAATAGATTCGATATGTTTGCCAAAGTCATCAAATGGCTTACCGCCTTCACTGACATGTCTTGCCATTGCTCTTGCACCATTAATGTGTTTAAATGGAAATTTAAATCTTTCTCCATCGCTACTTTCTATATAAATTGCACCTATATTTTGTATTCTACCAGTTACAGATTCATGATTTACTGGTTTAGTGTGTTTTATTGCAATTCTAGCTTCACCAATATTTTGGTAACTAGTTTTGCTAGTGCCATACATCTTTGATTCGTTCATTGTATTATCTCCGGTGCGATCTTTTGTTAAAAATTTATAATCTCTTAGATCTAAATTTGATTTATTAATATTCCTTGTGTCAAACTGTAAAAGTCTCTTTTTGCTAAAACTTCTTAATTCCTTTAAAAACCCGTACCAATTGTCTCTAGTAATACTATCTTCGTTAGCTACAAAGTCATTACTATACATTACTTGGATAGCGTTATCGGATAGCGTTACGTTTACACTCCCTAATTTTTTATCGCCTTCCATATAATCGAAGTCAAAAAATCGAGCAGCATTTGGCTCGTTGGTTACTTTGCCTTCTTCATCACCAATGGTGACACTTGGAAAGCGTCCTCGTATTTTGTTAAAAAGTTCTTCTGCTATTAGATCTAAATTTTTCATTGCAATGTATTTATCAATAATTAGTACTTATGAAGATTGGCATAGGTTGTTCATAATCTTCTATATCTTCAGCTTGGTTAAAGGTATTGTAAACTCTAGGATCCCAATCCTTTAACACACTCATCATTCTAAGTGCTAATAGTGTAGCACTTACTAAATCGTCACTGTGACCCAATTTAGCCTGGTAGCTAGAACCTGTTGCTACATATGCTTTTAATTCTGACACAAACGGTTTAGATTTTATTGTCATCTTGTCATTTTCTATCATTGTTTTCAATCTACTACAAGCAGTAACTTTTGTGCTGTGAGTAGTGTTGAAACCTTTGCGGAATTTACGAACGTGTCCTTTGCGGATAGGCTCACTGACGAACAACCCCGGAATGTTCTCTTCACCGTAATCGTTTATAACGATAAGGGCAGCCTCGCCTAATCCATTGTTCTCCACGCTCCAATAAATTCCTGTGGGATTTTTTGTTTCACTTTCTATATACTTACAAATGTCTGCAAGTACTCTTATTTGTCCGGGTATAGCAGTAGTATTGTGCTGCCATTCTGCTACTTGTTCATAGGTAGGCAGTTCGAAAACTTGTATGGCAGAATAGTCGCCGCCAGTACCCATACTAGGATCAAGTGCAACAACATATGTGTATTGGCTTGTGGGCTTTTTATACCAACGTGTTTGCCCCATATTTAGAATAGGATTTACACCCTCCATAGCAGCAAGTTTAATACTGTTAATTAATGTTTCATCAAAAACTAAGAACTCACAGCCATATTCGCGTCGGAACTTTTCTTCGCCAATACGTCCTATTTCATCTTGTTTCCATTGTTCGTCTCTGTCTGGATGTTCGTCCCAACTTGCTCTAAAAGCATGAAATCCGTTTATGCCAACATCTTGTTCATTGCCATGTTCGTCAAACTTTTGTTCTGCTTGTTTCCAAATAGTAGCAAATGTATCTTCATCTGAGTTCGGTGTGCTAGTAATGATAGCACGACCACCTGTTGCTAGTGTAGGAGATATTGAAGTCCAAAACTCTTCCGCAATATTAGGTTGCACAAACGCAAACTCGTCACAGTATAGTAAAGAGATAGACAAACCACGTCCTGTGTTTCCAGTTGTTGTTTGGCTTATAATGCGTGATCCATTTTCAAATTCCATACTACCTTTGTTGTAACTTGTTACACCTGCCCTAATATGATCTGGACAAGTTTCATACACATAGCGTATACGTGACATAATTTCTTGCGCACCTGTATATTTGTGTGCAGCAATTAGAATAGTTTGATCTGGATGGAACATAGCATACCAACACAAGTAGATACTAGCACAAGTAGTTTTTCCTGTTTGTCGTGGCATCATGTTAATGTTAAATCGGTAATTATGATAAGAGTGTAACAACCTAAGTTGATATTCGTAAGGATCAAATAAAAGTTTGCCTTGTACAGGGTGTTGTATATTTGCAAAATGTTTTGCAAAATAAAGATACCCATTATCACGATCCATGCACTGCATAAGATCTTGAATATGATCTTCTGTAAATGTTTCTTTACGGTTTGCCTTTTTTGTTAAGACACCATCTAATGACTTACTCATATGTATATTTACTCAAAAAAATAGGGCCCTTAGGCCCTATTGAGTTCTGGGGGATATTTACTTTTTCTTATTCTTTGCTGCATGCACTGCTTTGCGTTGTGCATCATTAGCGTATTTGCCTTCGAGTGCTTTGTATAACTGATCTTTAACTGATTCTACTGCCATAGCATTGTCTCCGCGTTGTGAAGCAGCATACATTTTTTTCTGTCTATTAATACCACCTGATAGATCTTTAACCATGTAATTATGATCTTTGTATTCTTCACTAGGACCATTATCCCAATCTTCGCCTACAAGTTCTTCTCCCATTCCACACGGAGTAGGAGCTTCTTCGCCGTGTGCTATACCGCAAACAGGACATGGCATTTCATTATGCGAATCATCATCAGTATGCAATGCATCGGGTGCTATTGGCATATGAGTATGTTCTCCGCTGCCACCTGTGCCTGCTAATTGCATAATGCGCATTAGTTCTCCGATTTCAGAAGCATTTGTTCCATTCATTGAAATGTTCATTGATGCTTCTTTTAATTTTGATTTATCTGTCATGTCATTGTCCCAACTTTCTCTATTTGTAGCACCTTGGCTACCTGAAATTTGTTGCTGTATACCTCTATAAAAATCGTTAGTATTGCCAATTCTAAAGTTTGTATCACTGCCGCCGTTATATTTTTTGTTAAAATATCCTGCTAATGCAACTTGTAGTTTAGTATTTAGTGATTGAAATCTTTGAGGGTCAGCTTCGCGTGCTAAATCTCGTATTTTAGTCATCCATACACCGTTAAACTGTACAATATTGCCACCTTTTGCAAGTTCTGCTTCAATTTCAGCAACAATTGGATTTGATCCGGATCTAATTTCATCTGCTAACGCATTATGATTTTGTAAAACATTACGTTGAGCGTCTATGTTACCTTCTCCTTCAGATCCACGTTTGCCGCCTCTTGTTCTAGGTCCGTCTGCACTTGCAGATGATGCAGCATTATCTCTATCCATCTTATTGTCAATTGCTTGGTCTGATTTAGGAAATGCTTTATTATAACGAGATACAAGTTCTTTAGCCCTAGGATCATCGCTTGCTTCCAATCTTGCAAAAAGTGCATCTAGTTCTTCACGTTCTTGATCAGTTAAATCTTCAGGTGCTTCATGTAGCATAAACTCTACCAAAGCAAGCATATTTTTCATAGACATATCAACACTTGCTGTTTGCACGCCTCTTTCTTGACCGTCTAGTTCTGCGTTTGGTTGACCTGATTCTTGTCCAGCGGCCGAAGTAGATGTTTGTTCTTGTTCTACTTTATCCATTAGTTCTTGGAATCTATCCATTTCTTCTGGTCTTACAGGTACTGCTTGTGATTGAGTTTGCCCAGTTGCAGGTTCTTGTACAATAGTTTGTTCGGAGTCATCGCCGCCACCTCTCAAACCGTCACCAATATCTCCAGGAGCTGTTGCGCCTGTTCCAGGACTTGTTTGTCCTGTTGCTGGTTCTTGTACAGGTTCGTCTGTTTGTGTGGTTTGACCTGTTGCTGGTTCTTGTACAGTTCTGTTTGGCTCTTGACCGCCTCTTGTACCATCGTCTGGACCTGTGGTAGGCTCTGCTGCTTGAGGCTGCGCCGCCGTTGATCCAGCTTGAGCGTTTATCGCTCTTTGTAGAGCAGCCATTGTTTCAGGACCTGCTTCGCCGTCTACTTGTAACCCATTTTGTCTTTGAAATTCTTGCACGGCAGCATATGTACCGCGGCCATACTTTCCGTCTACACCATTTGGATCTATGCCTAAACGTTCTAGTGCTTGCTGCAAATCACGAACACTGTCCATTGCTTGTTTGCCGCCATCGTTATATGCATCCATTAAGCTCGGTGTTGTTGTATCTAATCGACCTGCTAATGCATCTTGTTGAGGTTCTTCAGTATTTGCGTCTGTTTGTCCTGTTGCTGGTTCTTGTACAGGTTCGTCTGTTTGTGTGGTTTGACCTGTTGCTGGTTCTTGTACAGTTGTTGTATCAAATTCGCCACCTTGTCTATTACCACCTGCAAATTCATCTGCTGCTTGTTGTGCATCTGATGGTGTTGTATCAAATTCGCCACCTTGTCTATTACCACCTGCAAATTCATCTGCTGCTTGTTGTGCATCTGATGGTGTTGTATCAAATTCGCCACCTTGTCTATTACCACCTGCAAATTCATCTGCTGCTTGTTGTGCATCTGATGGTGTTGTATCAAATTCGCCACCTTGTCTATTACCACCTGCAAATTCATCTGCTGCTGTTTGTCCTGTTGCAGGTTCTTGTGTAGTTCCTTGAGGCAATTGTCCTGCGCCACCTGGTGCAGGTCTTACTGCATTTGTTTGACCTGTGGCTGGTTCTTGTGTAGTTCCTTGTGGGCTTTGTCCACCTCTTGGTCCTTGACGTCCATTTTGTGGACCTGATGTGGTAGTTCCTTGTGGGCTTTGTCCGCCTCTTTGGTCTGGTCCTCTTGGGTCAGCTGCATCTGGATCTGCTGTAGTAGTTCCTTGTGGGCTTTGTCCACCTCTTGGTCCTTGACGTCCATTTTGTGGACCTGATGTGGTAGTTCCTTGAGGCAATTGTCCTGCGCCACCTGGTGCAGGTCTTACTGCATTTGTTTGACCTGTGGCTGGTTCTTGTGTAGTTCCTTGTGGCTTTCTAGTTCCAAGATCTGCTAAACTATTTGCTTTTTTCGAGGGTGGTGCTTCATTTATTATTTTGCCATAAACATCAGCTATATTAATTAAATCCCTAATATCTTTCATTTTTAGTTTCCTAACACTGCTTTTGTATTTTCGGCACTATCTATGTCTTTTGACTCTCCTTTAGGAGCACCTTCCATTGGGTCAATTTCTCTTTCTTTACGTGCAGTTTCTAGTTCTTTCAAAAGATCCATTACCCTATTGCCTGCTACAGAATCTTGTCCACTTGTACCACCCATATCTTCAGTTGCAAGCAGAGCTTCATATTCTTCCTTTTCAGGGGTATTTTGTAATTCTTCTAAAGGATCAAATTCTCCTTTAACTTTCAAGTGGCCTCTATCTACAGAACAGTTGTCAATTAGATATTCTTGCAAATGAAAACTTGTAGTAGGATATTTTACTTCTGCTTCAAAATGGTGTACTTCCATATTTTGTAATTTAGGAAAATCCAACGGTTGTTCTGTTATGGGTGATTTTTTGCCTGTAGAAACATTAACTAGATCAAACTTTTGTAAGTTTGTTTCTAATCTATCAGCAAATCCTTCTGGTAACTCCCCAGCTACACATATTTTAAATTTATAAGTCTTTTGACTTTCTGTAAGAAATTCTTTAAAGTTTTTCATGGCCACTTCCTATTATATGTTATTTATCCATGTTTTTAAGTTTTTCTAGTAAACTATTTCTATCAGTTACGACATAACCGTCACCGTTTACTATGTCTCCGTCCGAAGATCCTTCTTTGTCTAGTTTTTCTTTTTTCAGTTGCAGCTCAATCATTTTTAATTTTTTATCCATTTTTGCAACTTTTGCATCCAAACCAGTTTTCAACATACTACCAGCGACTTCAAACACACGACCACTATATCTGCTTTCTACGTTCATACCTAAGTCCATAAGATCTTCGTAACTTTGTAGTGCCCGTTGAGCTATATCTTCTAGTTCTGTATCTGCTTTGTCACCCAAGCCCTTTACAGCAGGCAATGCACTTGCTATTTTATCAAACTCTGCTATATCCCTAAAAGTATTTTTTTGTTCTACAATAGCAGCTTCGGCTTTTTCTTTATTCTTTTGCTCTTGTATTAATTCTTTAGAATCAGGTAAATTTAGCAAATCTTCTAATTTTTTTGTCATGGCAGTTTCCAATTATATGCTACTATATTTATCGTTTACCGTTATGGAATATATCTGATTCTGTAATTACCCTGAAGAAAATGTTCTTTTGTTTACACCAAGCTCTGGCTGCTTCCCATTTTGCTTGGTTAACAATCCATGCTGCTTGATTAGCACGATTGCGTCCAGTTTTTTCTTTTAGTGTTTGATTTGCTGGTTTTACTTCTATTAACTCCACCATTTTTTTACCACCTTTGTTTGCGTAAGCAATAAAAAAATCAGGAACATATATTGTATATCTTCCTGTTAATGGATTTCTGTAAGGAATTTTAATTGATTCGCTTGCCCATTTTTCTACACTGGGATGTTCATCGCAAAAACGCATAAATGCAAATTCCCAACTACTTCTATATGTTGGACTTTTTGTTCCTATATATTTTTCTGGGTACTTGCAATTAAATTTGCCTTGGGCAAAACGGCTCATATCTGAATATTTCTCTTCTCAGTAGTCTCTGCCCATTCTGTAATCTTGTAACCTAATACACTTGTCTTTAGTCTGTTATAATTTAAAATTTCTGTAACTACTGCACTGAGTTGTACTTCGTTAAGTCCTTTTAGTGTATCTATTAGAGTAAAAACTTTTACGCCATCTAATTTTGCTTGATTTAAGAGAGTAGTAGCAGTAGAAATGGCAGCAGACTTTTCAAAGTTTCTTTTTTCAAAAAACGCAACAACAGCATCTACTTCATTGCTAGGGAAACTAAGTTTTTTTGTAAAATAATTATTAAAGACTTCTGTTACTTTTTCATCATTAGTTGGGGTAGTTTTTGGTAGACTTGACATGTTAACCTCCTAGAGCTCTATCTCTATATACCTGTCTTTCTGACTGACCTATAGCGTTCCAGGCAGCATTTCTTTCGTTAATACCACCTGCATTTCCTGCTGCCTGCCAATCTTTTCCAAACTCCTGTCTAGCAGCAGATTCTAATGCAGCAGGATTATTTGCTAGTGTATTTCTTTGATTTGCATTTCTAATTGCATTTACAGCTAGTGCCGCGCCTGCTGTAGCTAATAGTAATTTTCCGTCGCCTCCAGTGCCATTATTTTTTGGAAAGAATGTACCTGCAACACCACTAACATCTATACCCGCTGCCCTACCAATTGCTCTGGTTAATATATTAAACCCTCCCTGTCTCAAACCTTCAGAGCTTAAATCTCTTACATTACCAATTAGATTTGCTGCTGCTAATGCTGCTTCTAATGGATTGTCAAATGTATCGCCGCCTGCAATAAAATCATATAGGTCTAAAGCGCCTGAAATAATGGAACCTATGCTTGTTGTTCCACCACCTATTAAACTTAATGGGCTAGGAGTTGTATCATAATGATCTTGTCCAAATCCGTTTGGTTCTCCATTTGCGCCTGCCTCAATAGCGCCAGCATCATAAAACACTGCTTCGTAAGAAATTTGCATGGAGTTTTCTGCCATGCCGGCTCCATCAGAATTGTCAACCCTGTCATGACCCCATGCCGTTACAATTGGGTTTACAAGTGTATACGTTACATACGATCCTCTTGATAACTGACTAATTTGAATACTATTAAAAAATGGTAGTCCTGGATTGTTATTATCTAAACCAAATTTATCTTTATTACGAGAACTACCTTGATACAAACTATTCGGTGTTCGACTGTAGGCTCTTCCGGCGTTCCTTATTTGGTTGCCGTCTGCAAAGTAATATCTATAGTATGCCTGCATTAGTGCTGTTGTTAAACTAGAGTTGTCATCATGGAAGGTTAAGTTTACAGGGTCGTATGTAATAGATGTTTGACTATGCTTTACCCTATTGTATTGTTTTCTAGTTTCAACAGTTGCGGTATAAGTTGGCAGAGTTGCACTTTTTACCAGCATGCCCATTTCATTTATTTTTTGGGCATTTATAGTGGGTATAATGCTTGCTGCTGTAGGATTTATATCAAAAAATACATGATATAAAAATCTTGTTTTTGGTGCTAGAGCATGATTATTATCTGTATAAAGTCTAGCCGCATGTGCGTAGTCACCTAAATTACCTTTAGGATTAAGAGCTCCGCCTGCAATACTATCAAAAAGACTATTAAACTTATTCGCCATACAAATATTTATCCTTAGTAATAATGTACGTATATAATAAAAATAGGGAGCTGAAAATACAGCTCCCTATAATGCAGACTAAATGTTATTTGTATTAGGCGCCGCCGCCTGTTACAAGAGTGTTAATTGTACGACCCACTGCTGTTCCTACGCCAGTACCTTGTGGTGTTTGGATAGCGTTGTCGTATCTAATAGAAAGTGTAACACTTACTGGATCTGTTGAATTAGAATATGCTAACTGATTATAGTTTACACTTTCACAATAGCATCCGTATAACTCAAATGTTTCTAGTACAGTTGGTGTATTAGCACCGTTACCACCATCTAGGATTTCAATTCTAGTTGTAAACTTGTAATCTAGACCAGATGCTGCACTTGACTGCTCGTAGAAATCAAACTGCTTTTGTAGCTGTTCGCCTACTAGTTTTTGTACGTTGTTGTTTACATCTTCACGTAAGTTTAATTCTATAGGCTGCCATTCGTGTTTGCCTGCTAGATATACTTTTGAGTTGTAAACATCAATAGTCATTTGTTCGAAACTTACATTTGGACGACCTACGTCAATAACCTGTTTTGTAAGTTCTGTTGTTGGTGTACTAACACCAAAATTTTCAAGTGTCACTCTAAAGCGATACTGTAATTTTGGCATTAACAAGCCCTGGCTAGCAGCGGAATCACCGCTTGCTAGTGGTACTGTAATTCTTGATAGTGTTGAAATTGCCATTTAATCTGCTCCTAATCTAATAGTATTTATCACATTACAACCCTGCTATTTCGCCTGTATTTTTCAAGCGTAGCGGAATGTAAATAAACTCAACCGCTTTAACTGGCTCAATAGCAATATCCAGATAAAGTTCGTTACGATCAATTCTAGATGGAGTATTGTTTGACTCATCACAAACTACCAAGTAGTCATACAATGCTCTTTGTCCAACAAGCTCAAGCATTAAACTTTCTGCTGCTTGTTTAATTTCATCGCGTGTAATCTTATCGTTAGGCTCAAAGATATAAGGCTTAGCAAGCTGATTTAATTGACTACGTAAGTAAATTACTAATCTTGCAACATTGATTCTATCCAATGCACTTGCACCTCTCGAACGAGTTTTTTGTCCGTAGTTTACAAGTCCTGCACCGCTAATAAATGTTATTGGGTTAATATTTTGTGCATACAAAGTATCTCTTTGACCTTCATTAAGTGCTACACTTACAAATTCTCCTTCGTTATTAATATAACCTGTTGAACTTGCATTAGTTATGCCGCCACGTCTTGTACCTGCCGGTGCAAACCATGGATAGCTAACTTGGTCACTTAGTGCAATAGTTCTTAGCATCATGTGTGAAGCCGGAACTACAACATTGTTACCAAAGTTGTCACTTGTAAATCCACTTGGATAAAATACACCAAGATATTCGTCTCTGCTCACAA